GGCGCAAATGGTTCGAAGCCAGAGACAAGGCTTGGCAAGAGACAGTGACAACTATAAACAACGGACGCAATCTGGCTGACACTCAGATTGCGTTTGAAGTTAAGGAGCTGGCCAAGTGTATCGAGAAACTGAATGCGCTGATGATTCAGCACGATACCAGAGCAAGTGAGTATATGCATGCCAATAAAAATAAATGAGACTACATTTCATACATTTGATGCGGCTGTGAGGCACATCCAAAAGTCACTCGGTTTATCTAAGGAACGAGCAAGAGCATACGTTGCAACGATAGACAGGAAGCAGAATAAAAAGGATGGCAAAAACAAACGGACTCACTGACAAGCAGAAGCTGTTTGTTACCTATTACCTAGAGACATTGAATGCAACTGAAGCAGCCAGGAAGGCAGGTTATAAGGGCAACTACAATACGCTTGCACAGATGGGTTATGAGAACCTGAATAAACCTAAGATTCGAGAGGCTATTGATGACGTTTTAGGGAAGCGTTTGATCAAGCCTCTTGAAGTGTTAACTGTACTGCAACAGATAGCAACAGGTAATATCTCAGACATCATGACAGATGGACCACCATACCACCTGGATATGCGTAAGATAAAAGAGAACGGCCACCTGGTCAGTAGCATGAAGCGTGATATGTCGGGGCGAGTAAACATCACCATGCATAGTAAACTAAGGGCCATCGAATTGTTGGGTAAATATTATGATCTGTTCTCAGATAAGGTAGAACACGAGGGTCAGATCAATCTGATCTGGGATATGGAGGTGCCTAAATCGCCAAAGACGTAGCCATTAGTGACATGGTTAAGTGGACAGCGAAACAACAAGAGGCCTGGGATGCGCTGTTTACTCACCGGTACATACTTTATGGAGGGAGTCGTGGACCTGGTAAATCATACTGGCTAAGGTGGTCATTTGTATTGCTATTGCTCTATTACTACAAAACACTGGGTCGAGAGGGGGTAAGAGTAGGCCTGTTCTGTGAAGACTATCCATCACTGAAGGACCGTCAGATATCCAAGATGAAAAAGGAATTCCCACCCTGGTTGGGTAAGATCAAGTCAACCAAAGAGGATGGGCTTGGCTTCTTCCTGCCGCCGGCGCTCGGTAGTGGGATGATTGCGTTAAGGAACCTGGATGATCCAGCTAAATACCAGAGCGCCGAGTTCGCTGGAATCGGAGTGGACGAGTTGACCAAGAACAAGTTCACCACATTTGAAACCCTGCGTGGATCCTTGCGTTGGCCAGGTGTTGATCACACTGTGTTCGCCAGCGCCAGCAACCCAGGTAGTATCGGTCACTTGTGGGTCAAGCGATTGTGGATAGACAGCAACTTCCCTGCAGAACTGGCACCAAAGGCTGATCAATTTAAGTTCATCAAGGCTCTACCAAAGGACAACCCACACCTATCCCAATCGTATTGGGATGAATTGAATTCCCTGTCCGAGCCTCTTCGATCCGCTTGGGTGTTCGGTGATTGGAGTGTGTTCGCCGGTATGGCCTTCCCATCATGGCGTGAGCATGAGCATGTGATAGATCCGTTTCCAATACCATCACACTGGCCCGTGTGGAGAGCAGTCGATTGGGGTTACAGCAATCCTTTCTGTTGTTTGTGGTTGGCCAGAGATCCAGTGCGCAGGACCGTGTATGTAATCAGGGAAGCCTATGCCACCGAGCTATCGGATCGAGAACAGGCAATGTTGATCAAGGACATGACCGGCCAGCACGAGATAGTGACATTCACATACGCAGATCCTAGCATGTGGCAATCGATGCAGTGGGCCGGCCGAAAGACATCAACCGCAGATGAATATGCTTCAGTTGGGGTTATACTTACACAAGCTGACAACCACAGATTACAGGGGAAGCGAAAGGTAGACCGGTTATTGGCCAATGGTCCCGATGGAAAGCCAGGCCTGCAGATATTCAGCAACTGCAAGCACCTGATCGAGACATTACCGGCACTACCATATGATGAAAGCAATGTAGAAGATGTAGACACTGACTCAGAGGACCACGCATATGACGCATTACGTTATGGTTTGACCGCTGAAGTGAGTCAGGCTAAGAAGAAGAGGACCAAATCAGAAGCACCCCTGCTGGGTGTGAAGGGCATATGATATGACAGATGAAATGAATTACAACACAGAAGAGTTCGGTGCGATCAAGACGAGATGTGAGAACCTGGTCCAGGAGATGGGAAGTAGAGATACCCAATGCGACAAGATGGAGCGCATATTCCTTATGGATTGGGACGAGGAAGCCGAGGTAGCACGGAAGCAAGAGAACATAAGGATCACCAAATCACCAGACCCAAGGAACAAAACGATTGGTGCGCTCAGGCTCCTGGCTGCCGGCGATCCAGCATTCAGTGTACCAGAAGAGAAGAACGTTAAGTCTGTGGTTGACATCTCGGATAAACTAGAACGATGGGCCACGGTCCTGTGGCGAAACATGGGTAGGGTCAGACAGAATCCCCTGCACTATGACATCGTCTTATCCCTATTGCTGTGGTCAGAGGTACACATAGGTATCACCAAAACCTCGGACCTGGTTGAAAGGGCCAAGGGTGGAGATCCTGTAGCATATGAAAGGGCCAAGGAGCTGGAGAACAGAACACCATTCCTTGCTGATGTGTGGCACCCTAAGGATGGCTACCCTGAGTTCGGACCCACTGGTTTGAATTCGTTCTATCGCAGGGTCAAGGTTACATCTGGCCAGATCTTGGACGAATATGGTGATGAGGCTGTCAGACAACTGGGTGGTACACAGAACAGATATGCTGAACACGAGCTGAACATATTCTGGGACCATAAGATCAGATACGATTGGATGACATCAGCCGGCGATAGACCGTTGTGGTTCGAGGAACACGGACTCCCCAACATACCAGTGATCGCCATGCTAGGTGAAGGATCCATGCTATTTGAAGATCCAGAGGACCAGCGACAACCATTCCTGTTTGCGGCATACAAATCAGATCTATGGAAGAGACAGAACCTGGCAATGACCGTGTTGTATACCACCATGTATTCGCTAGGCACCAACCCACAGTATCTCTTCCATGCAATCGGACCAGAACGAGAGCTGGATATAGATTGGAGTACACCAGGTGGTGTTGCCCAATTGCTACCAGGTGAAGACTTCAAGGCGCTCGACAAGAACCTGAACGAACCTGCAATCATAGCTGGGTTAGAGCTGGCCGATAGGATGGTCAGTGAAAGCACGATCTACAGCCAGACCCTGGGCGAACCACTCGGAGGCAACGCACCTTATAGCATGGTGGCCATGCTACATCAGGCCGGCCGGCTACCACTACTCATGACTCAACGCAAAGGATCCTGGGCCATAGCAGATGTGGTCAAGCTGTGTCTGCAATGGTGGAAGAAGGAGGGCGGCAAGACAACCAGCGATATCTATGGTGGACTCATGGCCAAGGAAGTGCCAAGTCAATTTGAACTAGAAGCCAAGCTGGACATAGCGCTACCCCAGGACAGACTGCAACAAGCTAACACCGCTCGTGTACTCACAGATGGAGAACGACCGCTGGTATCTCGCCGGTATGCACGAGAAGAGTTTATTGGTATCGAGCAGCCAGACCAGATGGTAGAAGATATATGGGACGAGAATGCCGCAGATCTACGGGCCAAGGAACACTTCCTGATGGAAGAGGAACAGATACTACGCAAGCAAGAGGAACTATTCCAACGCAAGATGGCGCTCCAACAGCAACAGCAACAGATGATGCAAGGACCACCACCTGGTATGCAGGGACCGCCAGGTATGCCACCAGGTATGCCACCAGAAATGCCACCACAGCAGGGACCTCCAGGAATGCCGCCAGGTGGACCACCGATGGGGCCATCACCAGAAGAAATGATGGGCGGTAATCAGGGACCAATGACACCGCCAGTACAGCTACCCCAGGCACCCGTACCACAATTACCTAAGTCAGATGTTGAACCGATATAGGAGAACAGCAATGGCTAAGAAGAAACGCAGGACCAATACCAAACGACCTACAGTAGAGACATACACGAAGGTCAATAGACAGACAGGTCAAGAGATACCTGGTCAAGAACTACCAGGTCGAGCTACACCCAGGAATGAACGCAAGAGACAGCGCCGGCAGCCTGGTCCAGAATTCCCCAAGCTGCCACTGTCCAAGACCAGGCCGGCCAAGGTGAACTGGAGAAAGTAAATGAACATCAAGATAGCTGAGAGTGCATACCTATCAGGGACCACCAGGTTCGAGATCTGGCAAGCTAAGTTTGATTCGAAGTGGGATCAGCCGGTTCGAGAAGCGCTTGAAGCCATGTTGATAAAGACGATGCCTGTTGGTGTGCGAGAAGAGCTAAGGGCCATAGCGCCTGAGGCAATGAAACGAATGGAAGATAATTTCGGAGGTTGATCATGCCTTATCCAAGATATACAGGTGGAGCATCACGCAGAATAAGTAGGGCTGGGTCCAGTGCTACCGGATCGAGGGCTGCGCTTGCTAAGTATGGTGTTCAGGTTCCTACATCCAATATCCCCGATTACGCTCGGTACACAGGTGGAGCTGGTAGACGAATTAGTAGAGGTAAAACCACAGCGAAAGCAGCCGCTCAACCTGGTCGAGGGACCATGCCACCACAGATACCAGGCGCTCAACCTGGTCCGGTAGATTACTATGGTTGGTTGATGCCCAATAGAACGCCGGCCAATGTTGGATATCCATCCTACTATGGTGGCAAACAATACATGTATGGGGGGGGTCCATATGTATCGCCATATGTGACAGATCCACGCATGGGTTATGCCAGGGGTATGTACAATCCATCGTTAGGACCAGTGGCTTATGATGCAAGAGCGCAAGCCGCATTGGCTGCAGGTATGCCAGACTTTACCACCATGAGCGCTGATGAGATCACCAGTTGGATCACAAACAATTATGGCCAGGGACAGGACATGACCGGTGTCTTCTTCAATCCAGCGATACCCAGGAATGATGTGTTCGATAGAGATGAGGAAGGCCGCATCAAGTTCGACCCCGTTACCGGTAAGCCCATCTACCTACGATCTGAATTCAGGGATTATCTAATGAATGAAGGTGTCATGCCCTATTGGCCAGACTATCAAGCCGGCCCAGTGTCAGGTGCGTGGACTGAGTTCTTGCTAGGTAAGATGGGGTACAGCGATAGATACATCAACCCGTATGCCAGGCCTCCGGTCCAGCCGACTGAGCCTCCATACACTCCACCATATTACGGCGGCGGCGGCGGTGGTGGTGGTCGAGGTGGCGGCGGCGGCGGCGGTGGCGGCGGTGGTGGACAAACAGAACAGGAATATGGTGCGCCATTCTATTATCAAAACCAACAACGAGCAGGATCTAGATATCCAGATTGGATGATGGCTATGGCCAGATGGAATATATAAGATGTCAATCTTCGACAAGTTAGCGGAGCTGATCAACGAGCAGACCCTGTTCCCTGATCAGAAAAAGGAAGAGCCAACACCCACACCCAGTGGAAGCGCTGAAGGACCTTCATACTATTCACAGAAGACCGGAGTAGAAGTGCCGACAGGTCCAACAGGATCTACATACACACCAGGTCAACAACAGCCTGGTCCAGCGCCGAACATCTCTGCGTTTGGTAGGCCTGAATGGTTCACTCAAAAATACTGGGACAACTACATGCGTGGGTATTGGGAGAATCCACAGCGTGTTGCCAGGTGGAAGCAGGTCAAGGATGCACAGCCTGGTCCCAGAGATATAGATCGTATGCAACAGATGCCACCATGGTACAACGACAAGACCCTGGAGCAAGCATACTCGGCGCTATCTGATTACAACACCGGCAAACCATGGTACATGTGGGACCCCCTTCCATATGAACATCCGCTATCCGAAGAACTACTGGGATTGCCTCTCCCACCCAAGGATCCATGGGCCAATGTAAGACAGAATTATCCACAGGGACAGATCCCCCTGGCTGATATCAGGAACGCCTGGAGAATACCATACACTCCTGTTGATCGAGAAAACCTACCCAACCCAGCATATGGTGGGCTGACTCCTGCAGAGTACGATGCCCTTCCCGAATGGCAGAAGATGATGCAGGGGTTGATGACAGCCGGCGAAGGAATGCTACAACCAACATTGATGGGTGCCAGTATGGGATTCTTTGGTGGGGGCGGTGTTCTGGGCGCAGGTATAGGTACATTACTTGGCCTGGGAATGGGAGCCGCAGCCAGGAGCGGTAACCCAAAGCTACAACAAATCTTGATGGCATTCAATTGGCCAACAGAACAACTTGAAAGAATGTTTGGTACAGCCAGCATGATCTATCGGGCCTTCAAGTATCCAGAAGAAGGTATAGATCTGCAGACTATTCTTCACAATCTACCCGATGCATATGAAGCCAACAGTCTGTACTATGAGTCAGGTCAAGCCAAGGGGTTGATGTTCGATCCGTTCTATGGCTATGAAGCTACAATGAATGAGCTTCGACAAACCATGGGCGATGAGCTAGACGAGGGCCAGTACGGAATCCTTGAAGGAATGATGAAACTGGCTGGAGATCCACGGGCCAGGAATGCATTGAAGACCGGTATACTTGCGGCGTTTAGTGCGGCTGGTGGGTCTGGCATTATGAACTATCTCAGTGCTGGCGAGGCCATGCTGAAGGGTGTACCAATGGAACAGTGGGGAGATTACATTGCAGGACCAGGTGAGGTGTGGGCATTGGGTGCGCCAAAGCCAGTACCAGCGGTCCAGGGTCCAGATCTGGTGGCGGCAGCCTTCAACGAGCTGACCACGAACCCCAATGCATCCATGCAAGAGATCATGCAGAGGCTCACCTACATAGACGACAAGCTGAACCTGAACTACATGAGCAGGGATATGGTTGCCTCCACTGTACTAGATCCTGTAGATGTGATGATGGGACCTGGTCTGAAGTGGCCGGTGTCAGCAGTGGCTAAGTTGTCAGACAATAAAGCATTACAGGTGGCCTTGAAGATGGGTGGTGGTTTACCCAGGACAGCCAGAGCGTATGCCTCGATACTACGCAGAGCATATGCCGCAGAAGATATAGCCAACATGTCTACGATTGCCAGGTGGTTGGGTGATGTAACCAAAGAGGGTGTGCCAAAGACACTGAACTGGAAGCCTCCCAGCAACAAGGTGCTACATGCAATATCATGGTTGGCCGAGCTGACACCCAAGGCAAGAGCCACTGAGGTATTGAACCACGCCGCAGAAATCATAATGCGATTGATGGATGATCGTAAGGCGGTGGTTAATGAAGACCAATTGCTGGAGCTGATCAGGAAGATTGCCGAGACACCCGATGAGCTGGCCAGAGAGAAATCAATGAAGGCTCTCCTGTCACCCGATGGAGCCATGATACCAATGGCGCTCACTGACTTCCTTCCAATAGCAATGGAGCTGATCGATACCTATAAGGCATCCGCAGATAATCGGACCATCTTACAGGCCATTGCCAGGATCCTTGACGATGACATAGGAACGCTATTGAAGACCATCAAGGAAGATGACGGTATCCCAGTGTTGTTCGAAACCATAAAACGCAGGGCCGGCGAGATCGACACGGACGCATCACGCACCATCCTGGCTGCAATAGAAAGCGGAGAGCTGACACCAGAGAACCTGCGCACACAACTGAAGCCGTTCATAAGAAAGCAGAACCCGTGGGCCATAGACTTTGGTCAACTCAAATCACAGATGATGAATGCCGCCATGGAACATATGCAAAAGTGGGCCGTGGATTGGTTCGACATTAAGCCTGATCCACTGTGGGTACGAATGAGTAACACGGTCAAGGCTGCACAATCATTGTTACTGTTGGGGTTGAACCCAACCTATGCATTCAACAACGTGTTCGATAATACGATCACCAGCATATCAGAAGGTATATTCGGTATGCAAAGCCCACGATACCTGCAGAAATCCTGGGACAAGATCCTTGGCGAGAACATGCGACCCATCAGATATCGTGAGGGTGTTGGTCCATATGCTACCGGCATCCAGGTTGACTACAAGGTGATCAGGAAAGCCGGCGAAGTCAAAGGTTTTCTCAAGAAAGTAAACGATGTACTGAAGTCAGACAAGCTGCAGAAGATGCAACTGGCACAGCGTCTGAGTTCTTATATGGAGTCGCATGCATCAGCCCAGGCCTACACCGTAGCAACCAATGGGATGTACACAAAGTATTGGAGGCCAGGCCTTGGCTATGATTACATGCCAGCACACCTGGAGAAGAGACTTGCCGATATCAACCCAGAACTACCGGACATCATTTACGATGTAATCAATTCAGGATGGGACCCCCTTGATATAGAACAGAAGCTCTTCACGAATATCAGACGCAAGGGTCTATCGTGGGTGAAAGAGGACCTGGTCAAAACGGCACAAAAAGCAGGTGCCAACATTACCATGGACTCGGCCGATGAGATCTTTACCAAGCTTGGAGTAGACAAGTTCCTGGACGAAAGACTACCGGACGCAATCACACCGGACCAGGTCAGCAAAGTGTTCGATGATCTAGAAGATTTTGTGGAGTCTAAGATAGATGATCAGATCGCCAGAGAGATGGAGCAGATTACAGAGGTGGCCACCCATACCACATCTCCCCAGGGTGAAGGTCTACCAGGAGTGCTGGGTATATGGGACAAGCTGCAGACTATATTCACTGATCGATGGTTGGCCGGTTACAGTAACTGGGAAGCCGCCTTCCTCGCCGGTGAAAAGCTGGACTTTGATTCTCGGACCGCACTATACCAGGCTACCAGGCGAAGAGAGACAGCCGCATGGAACAGGTACTACCGGATCGAGCAAGCATACTACCTGGGCATATCCAAGGGCCTGGGATTAGAGAGCCAGAAAGCCAGAGATTTTCTTGACCTGGTAGAGGTCAGGAAGCAGGTGAACAGTGACTTCTTCAAACAGAAGCAGGTCCTGCTTGATGAATTCTGGGGTACAGCATACGCTAACAAGAACGAAAGAAATGCGGCCTGGCGTAGCACTATCGAGGCTATCAATTCACTAGGCGAAGTTCGGATGCGCAATGAGATGGATGCCATCAAGGCCATGGATGATATGTTCGTGCGCCTGGTTGGTGAGGCCTTTGATGATGATTCCATGAAAGCTGCAGACATGTGGAGGGGTGGTGTTCGCAAGATCGTAGAAGAGATGAACACCGACATGACCAAGTTCCAGAAGAACCTGGCCAGGATGAAGGGCCGTGCCAGACACGATGCATGGAGAGCCTTCCTGTCCGAGGGTGGTGGTTACTACGAGAAGATCTTAAAGAGATTCGATGCCAACATCAAAGGATCCCGTGAGTTCTATGCCAAGATCGCCGGCAAGAAACCAGGACCAGGTCCGAAACAACCAGGTCCCACTCCTGCTCCAGCACCAGGTGGTCCACCGGTACAACCTGGTCCAGCGCCATCTCCATTCGGTCCAGCACCAGGTACACCACCATTACCAAATGCACCTGTACCTGCAGGTGTAACGTTGAACCCAACAGAACAGGCCGCACACAACATGCTGGTACATCAAGGCCTGGACCCCGAAGTATCCCTGAGGCACATACTTAATGCAAGAGAACAGGGTGTATCTCCAGAGACAATTACAAATATCGTTGCACCTGAGGGGATGAAAAAACCTGGCGGTCCACCCAAGCCGATGGAACCAGAAGAGCCTGGTACGGTAACGCCTCCAGGAATGGAACATCCAGGTGAAGTGCAAGCATTGATGGGTGAAATAGGAGAGCTACCACCACGGCCAGAACCAGAACGAATAAGGACATCCTCCGAGGCCATAGCCAGGCTGCGCAGGGAAGAGATCATCGAGATCAGGAACAAGAAAGCGGTCAGTATGGCACACACCAGGCTGGCCCAGGCTGTGGTTGATGATGATTGGGTGGCTGTTGGTAAAACACTAGACGAGATCGAGCGATTGCACCAGGCGCTCGGTGGCGAAACAGGCGAGGAGCTGAACGACCTGTGGCGCTTGGCCTATGAGGAATACGAGCGATTACAACTGGGTGAGGTCCGAAAGGTGGCCCAGGAATTTGGCGTACCCTCGGTGAAGGAAGATGGTATCACCCCCATCATTGGTGCGGATGGCAAGATCTATGGAACCGTGAAGAAGTATGGACCATACATTGACGATCCGGATCTGCAGGCCCTTGCACTAGATGTAACAAATACCAAGGACATCACACCTGAGTTGGCCAGGGCTGCTTTCGAAACCAAACAGCGGATCGAGGCTGAGGGTGGGATACCATTTGAAGATACCATACCGGAAGAACCACTGACACCAGAACAGGTGGCGGTCCGAACCCAGATGCTGGATGCCTCCGTACCCACTGGAGCGATTGAGGATGAGGTACTGCGCACGGCATTCGAAGAAGAACTGTACAACATGATGGTCGAGATAGAAGAGGGACAGCCGGCACAGAATGTGTTTGTTGAAGGCCGGTACGACACCACTCTTCCAAAGACCTACCCCGTGTGGTACGAAACCTTCAAGCAGTCTTACTACAACAACCCAGGCAATGCGGTCAAGGCCGAGCGCAGGAAGAAGTATGCCATCGTTAATGCCATCCGAGATATGCTGGACGGTGATGCCGTAGATGTGTCTATCACACGATCACTCAGGGAAATAGCATGGAATAGAGCAAGGAACAGGGCCGATGTTCGTGGTGCCATGGGTCTGGACTTCAGTGAAGCGCTCTTCAGGGGAGAGCTTCGAGACATCGAGAAGTCGCTAAGAGATCCACGGGTTATCACAATCGAGGGTGAGGTAGAGAAGATAACTGACCGGCTGACCAGGCTGGAACAGATGCTACCACCAGATGCTGACCAGGCGCTGATCGATGACTACCTGGCGGTCCAGGCCAGACAAGCGGACCTGTTGTATCCTGCACCCAAGGTAGATATACCAGATGATGATATATGGAACATCCCATACGGCCCTGAAATAAGGGACTACATTCGCCAGGCCACCAACGTTGACGATGCCAAGAATAGCGTGAAGAAAGCCGGCGCAGGTGAAAGTACGGATGTGTTGTATCAACCAGGATCCCCAGAGCATATGCAGTGGTTCAGGGACAGCCAGGTGTTTGATGAACGTGGCAATCCGTTGTTTGTCTATCATGCCACTACCGCTGATGTCAACTTTGATGTGTTCGAGAAGACCAGCGATATCGGGTTCCACTTTGGGTCTATCGATCAGGCCAATGATCGCCTAAGGTTTATGGCTGCTACAGATAAACCAAATGCCAGGATAATACCGGTCACATTGCGGATCGAGAACCCCATCATATTGAGGGACAATGGATGGGAAGCCTTTCAGATATTGGAAGACATGCGGCAGCTTGGCTATATCGATGGCATGGAATATGCCAGGCACATGCGAACCCTGGAGGATCTGTATCCAATAGAGAAATATCGGCAAATGTTCTACGACAACAAAATGACATCCACTGATTATTCTCTTATTCGTGAAACAAACGAACCAAAGCAAAGACAGTATGTAGTTGATGTGATCAAGTCCAAAGGCTATGATGG